TTGCGCAAGCTGTGCAACGAGGTACTCGAACCCCTGCGCGTGAATCTTGCCCGTCCAGTAATCATTACCTCCGGCTATCGCTCAGCCGAGTTGAACCACGCTATTGGCGGCAGCTTCACCAGCCACCACATGATCGGTCGTGCTGCGGACATCATCGTTCCCGGACTGCCACCCATCGAGGTGTGCCGACACATCGAAGCAATGGAGTTGCCTTGCAGCCAGATCATTCATGAGTTCGGTCACTGGACTCACGTCAGTGTTGCCGACGGTCACAGTGAGCAACAGGTATTTACCGCACGCCATGAGAACGGTGCGACGATTTACGAGCGAGGTTTACACCATGTCTGAGCTTTGGTTGTCACAACGCATCGAGGCGTGGCCGACTAGTAAGTTAACTCCCTATGCGCGCAACGCGAGAACACACTCGGCTGATCAAGTTTCACAGATCGCTGCGTCGATCGTTGAGTTTGGATTTACCAATCCCATTCTGGCAGGCTCAGATGGCATCATCGTAGCCGGTCACGGAAGATTGGCCGCCGCTCAAAAACTGGGGCTCGATACGGTTCCGGTAGTGGTCCTTGACCACCTAACGCCCGCGCAACGCAAAGCGTTGATCATCGCCGATAACAAAATTGCCGCCAATGCGGGGTGGGATGAAGAACTACTTCGCATCGAATTGCAGGATTTATTGGAGGACGGATATAACCTCGACCTAGTGGGTTTTGATCCCGATGAACTGGCAGACATTCTTGCTGGAGAGGAACCTGATATCACAGGTCTAGGTGATGAGGATACCGCTCCCGACCTGGCTGACACCATCATTTCAAAACCCAGTGATGTTTGGATCATGGGCAAGCACAGGCTTCTCTGCGGCGACTCCACCGATGCGGCTAACTACGAGATACTTATGGCGGGGACGCCTGCGAACCTTATCTTTTGTGATCCGCCTTACAATGTGGACTACGCCAACACCGCCAAAGACAAACAGCGTGGCACCCATCGTCCGATCATGAACGATAACCTAGGTGATGGATTCTATGACTTCTTGCTTGCGGCATTTAAGCCGATGTTGGCTCACTGCGAGGGTGGTGTGTACATCGCTATGTCATCAAGTGAACTCGATACTTTACAAGCAGCGTTCCGCGAAGCCGGCGGCAAATGGTCCACGTTTATCATCTGGGCCAAGAACACATTCACGCTAGGACGTGCTGACTATCAACGTCAGTACGAGCCCATACTGTACGGCTGGCCAGAAGGCAAAAACCGTCACTGGTGTGGCGCCCGTGATCAAGGCGATGTGTGGAACATTAAGAAGCCTGCAAAGAATGATTTACACCCCACCATGAAACCCGTGGAGTTAGTAGAACGCGCCATCCGTAACTCAAGCCGACCAGGCGATGTGGTGCTGGATTCCTTTGGTGGTTCAGGCACAACCCTGATCGCCGCAGAAAAAACCGGGCGTCAGGCTAGACTGATTGAGCTTGATCCTAAGTACGCCGATGTCATTGTGAGACGTTGGCAAACCTTCAGTGGTGGTCAAGCAACACGAGAAAGCGACGGCGCCGTATTTGATGAAGTGCAAGGTGAGGCCATTATCGACTCGACGGCCTCTGCCGAATGCGTTTAAAAGAACAAACTCGGATCTTTAGCCAGTTGGTTCAACCGGTCTAAGCCACCTTGCGCCTCACCAAGCAACTGGGCCCAATCATCTGGCGGATGGCCGCTTTGCAGCATTTTCTCAAAAACTCTGTAGGCGTCCGATTTGCTGCCGTAGGCGCGTTTATTCTTTTCATCGTTGACCCATGCGTACACAATAATTTTTGAGGCAGAATCAAAGCGGAAAAAGAGTCGGTACTGTTGGAAAAACTTCGCACGGAACCAGTGTTTATGCTCAGCACCAAGTGTATTGCCCTGACGATACTCGGGTATAGAGGGGTCTTGAGGTATCACCTCGAATGCCAGTTTTGAAATAGCCGCCAGGCGTTTACTACTATTCTTTTTGGCAAAATTGTCCGGGTCTTTCTTTCTAAGCTCTTCGGTTTTTGAAATCAGAAAATCTAGCTCATCGAGAAACAGCGGATGAAAAAAAATTGTCCAGCCGTTTACCACCAAATTGGATTGTTCAGACAAAACTATTCGTCCTCATCATCCAACGGGGCATCAAGGTCAACATCAATGCTACCTACTAGCCCTTGGATTCGAGAAGCCAATTCCGGTGTTGCTGCTCTGAGACGCTCTGGATGCCTTTGAATATCATTAGCCAAGAACGATAGAAAGCTACCTAAAACAGGATCCTGATCGTTCATATCAGCACGGGACAACAAAACGCTACCATCAGGCTGAATGGTATAACGAATTTTTTCACGTTTACCCAGATGTAATGCTTTACGCACAGCATCAGGAACTGTTGTTTGATAACGGTCAGTCAACGTAGATTCGGTAATCAATAAGGAATTCGCCATGTTGCATTACTCCGTAATGTATCTATTGAATAAAAGGTAATGCAATCGCATTACTATGTCAATACAGTAGAGTTCTTGCATCCCGGCCAGTGCCAACCGCAGCACCGCATTATGCCAACCGGCTCGGTAAACACACTCACCCAGTTTTAGGTCATACCGAAGTGACACAATCAAATCAGGTAACTCAGCCTGCAAAGCTTGATAGACCCGCTGTTTAGTCGGCGAATCGACCGTGGCAAAGCTCGGCATCAGTTCAATCAGTGCCGCTATTCCGGCACTGAGTAAGGGATCAGTAATCTCAGTTTTAAGAAAGGCATTCATGGTTACTCTCCCGGTGATTTGAGGATGCGGTAGGTGCGATCAGCGCCCTCGGTTTTAACCGACTCAATCTGCAAACCGAGTCGCTTCTTGAGGGTGCCTGACATCGCGCCTCGAACCGTGTGTTGTTGCCAGCCGGTGGCGGCCATGAGCTCGGCAATACTCGCTCCTTCGGGCCGCTCGAGTAGGGCAATCAACTGCTGTTGTTTGCTCTTGGACTTGGATGTTTTGGTTGGCTTTAGCGATTTCGGTTGAACAAACACCGGAATATCATCGACATCAAATTTTCTTAAATCAGACATCAGGCACCTCACATAAACATCGTCGAAGCCGGCGCAACCTGCGCGACAGGCGTCAGCGGGCCGGACTTATTGGTGCATGGCTTAGTCATCCGCCGATCGGCGCGACGCCCTGCATCAAAGGCGGCGAGTAACGCTTGCTTAAGGCTCCAAACACTGACTTCGTGGAAATCGAGGCTATCGCTGTTACGTGTTTCAAGCGACTCGATCGCCAAGTGTTCTTGCGCGATAAACTCGAGCAGTAGGTCGATCTCGGGCTGGGACAATGTGGGTATTTTCTTGAGTGACATAGTTGATACTCCGTTAGTGGATAGTGCGTTGATTTACTCAGCGTGCTCGCCTTCACCGAAGATAAAGTCGACAATGATTTGCAGTTGCTCCTCGATGTAGCCAAGCGATCCAGCGTCACCCCAGGTGACCTTGTCAGGATCCGTATCAAAATGATTGTCGCTGGCATCTTGCAGACGCTTTAGCATCGCGTCGATGTGATGTTTACGGGCTAGGAAGGCGTTCAGGGCTTGGTCTTTATTGGTCATGTTGGCTACTCCGTGATCTGCTTAACGTGATGACATGTACGCTTCCTTAGGGATGTTTATCAACTCAATCCTGCTTAATTTTTAATCAACAACACAGTTGGACAGGTCTATGGGAATTTCCATACGGGCCTATGCGCGCCATCGCGGCGTGTCGCATGTAGCGGTCAAAAAGGCCATCGACACTGGCCGAATTTCACCGCTGTCCGATGGCACCATCGACCCCGAAACAGCCGACCGAGAGTGGGCTCAAAACACAACAACACCGCGTAGCAAGGCGGCGACCGAGAACGCAGTTAAGTCACCCAAACCCTCACCGGCCGTCATGCGCACTCAGGAACCCGCAGAGCCATTCGTGGGTACGCCATCGACAAGTACATCACTGGTACAGGCCCGCACGGCCAATGAGGTCGTCAAAGCGCAGACCAACAAGATCCGGCTGGCACAGCTCAAAGGTGAACTGGTCGATCGCTCGCAAGCGGTTGCCCATGTATTCAAACTTGCGCGAGCCGAACGTGATGCATGGTTGAACTGGCCAGCGCGCGTTTCTTCGCAAATGGCCGCAGAGCTTGGTGTGGATCCACACCTGATGCACGTCACCCTTGAATCAGTGGTTCGGGACCACCTGAAAGAGTTAGGTGATATTCGTCTGAGGATCGACTAGATGGATTTTTACGACGGCGCAGATGAAATCGAAAAAGCATGGCGTGATGGACTCATGCCAGATCCAGTGTTAACTGTATCCGAGTGGTCTGATCAACATCGTTTTCTATCGAGTAAAGCATCTGCAGAACCTGGTCGCTGGAGAACACAGCGCACACCTTATTTAAAAAAGATCATGGACTGCTTATCCGCAGCATCGCCAGTAGAGCGTGTGGTGTTTATGAAGGGCGCACAAATTGGTGCCACCGAGGCAGGCTCTAACATGATCGGCTATGTCATACACCATTCACCGGGTCCCATGATGGCTGTCTGGCCCACGGTTGATATGGCTAAACGCAATTCCAAGCAGCGTATAGACCCGTTAATTGAAG